CAATATTTAAACAAAAAAGTAGATGAATGTATTGATTCAGTAAATACAAATACAGCAAAGACAGGTATTACAACATCTCAAGCATCTGCAATCACTGCTAATACAGCTAAGACAGGTATTACAACATCTCAAGCATCTGCAATCACTGCTAATACAGCTAAGACAGGTATAACATCAACACAAGCAAGTCGTATCACTGCTAACCATGCAAAAGTAAGTTATGATAAAAATTTATCTAACACTGATGATATAGATCTAAAAGCAACCGTTACGGAAAACAGAGGTGCATATACTTTAGTATTTACTATAACTGCCGGCAGAACAACAAAAACAGCTTCAATAAGCTTGGAATAATATGCCAACAGTTACAATTAGACCAGACGGAGTAGAATCATCAGCAGGATTTGATGTTTCAGGAGCAACTTTAGTAAGTAGAGTTAATGATGGCGATACCGGCACAATTGCTACTCAGATAAATACAACATGTGAAGCTACATTTACATTAGCAAATGATTCAAGTTATAGTGGTGCAACAATTAATAGTATACGATTATATGTAACAGGACGTACTGCCGGCAAAGCATCTGAATGTACAGCTACATGTAAGATATTGAATGCATCCGACACAGATTTACAAACAACAGATCATACATTTAGTACATCTACTACTACCCAAATTAGTGCAGAATATACAACTAGTTTAACATCTACTATTGTAGACGGATTGAAAATAGTAATTGATCCGGATGCAGCTGGTATGATACTAGCCGAAGTTTATTTAATAGTAAATTATACAGCAGCAGCAGCTGCAACAACACCATTTATAGGGTTGAGATCTGGCAAGTATAAAATAGTAGCCGGCAAAATAAAAATATAATCTAGAATCTATATTTATACCAAAGCACGATATTTATATAAAAGGAGTAACATATGGCAACAAATATTCCAATATGGGCAGGTTCATCATCATTTTATCCAGGAGATACTCCTTTTGGATTATATGATAATGACACTACATTCCAACATGATATAGACAAAGTATCTGATTGGTGTGCTAAAAGATTAGGATATCCTATTACAGATGTAGAATTACAATCAATACAATTATATGCCTGTTTTGAAGAAGCTATATCTGAGTATGGTGCACAAGTAAATACATATAATATACGAGATAATATGTTGAACTTATATGGTTCATCTACCGGTAGTATCAATTTATCTGGCAATAAAGTTTCTCCAAATTTAGGGGGAATAATAGAATTAGCAGATGAATATGGAGTTGAAGCAGGAGTAGGCGGCAATGTAACATATTATACTGGATCTGTATCTGTAACAAAAAATCAACAAATATATGATCTAACCGATCCTAATATTGTATCATTAGAATCTGGAACTGCAGGTATAGATACGATTGAAATAAAAAGAATACTTCATAATGCGCCACCAGCTATTGTAAAATACTTTGATCCATTCGTCGGAACGGGATTAGGATCTCAAAACATGTTAGAAGGATTTGGGTTCGGCGGAATGTCTCCAGGCGTATCATTTATGATGATGCCTGTAAATGCAGACCTTTTAAGAATGCAAGCAATTGAGTTTAATGACCAAATTAGAAAATCTGCATATTCATTTGAATTAATAAATGATAGAATTAAATTTTTCCCTATACCAGATGGGAGTAATTTTTCAAAAGTATATTTCCAATACATTAAAAAGTCTGACAGATCAAATCCATTAAAGAAAGGATATGGGTCAGTATCCGATTTTTCAAATATACCTTATCAAGATATAACTTATAGAAATATTAATGCAGTTGGTAAACAATGGATAAGAAGATATGCTTTAGCATTATCGAAAGAAATGTTAGGTTATGTTAGAAGTAAATATTCTGCAATACCTATTCCTAATGCAGATGTTACACTTAACGGAACGGACCTATTATCAGCCGCTAGTACCGAAAAAGAAGGTCTTATAACAGAACTAAAAGAAATTCTTGATACAATGTCTAGGCAATCACAATTGGAAAGAAAACAAGCTGAAGCAGATGCAATGCAACAGCAAATGAATAAAATACCACTTAACATTTATATAGGGTAAGTAATGGCACTATTCGGCTCATCTAGAGATGCAAGTTTAATTAGATCAATTAACAGAGAGATCATCAATGACATAATTGATGTTGAGGTTGCATTCTACAAACTAAGTTTAGATGCAACTAAGGCAAACATGTATGATGAATCTGATACCAAAGTATATTACAATCCTATGAGAATTAATTGTTTAGTCCTTAAAGAAGAAAAATCGTATTCAGGTGATGACAATGGATATGATTCTACTAGAACAGGAGAATTTAATTTCCTTAGAGATGATTTAAAAGATAAGAATATTATTATTGAAGAAGGCGATGTTTTAGAATGGGATAATGAATACTATGAAATTGATGGGGTAGGTGCATCTCAATACTGGACCGGAAGAAATCCATCAACTGATATAGGTATTATAGAAGGTGATATTAACGAACATGGTCTAAGTATAGCTGTTAAAGTTACGGCACATGTAACAAGAAGAAATAGATTAAATATACAAGAAGTTAGATCAGGTATTAATAAACCTAATAATATACCGAGGAACTTATAATGGCTAAAAAAGAATTAAAAAATACTCAAAGTTCGTTTTCTAGAAACCCAGTTCCTAATAGGGCAGAACAAGTAAGGCGTGATAATGATATTGTTAAGACTCCTAAATGTACTATGGAAGATGTTGATTTTGCAATTATATCTTATATAAGAGATGTTCTTAAACTACAAGTAACAGAGAATGGACAAATTATAGATGTGCCTATAATGTATGCAAATGGAGAGAAATGGGCACAGGTTCAAGCAAAAGGCTATATGAGAGACCGTAAAGGTAAGATAATGACGCCAGTTGTAAGTATACGAAGAGGTTCTATTATAGAGAGAGACACTTTAAAATCATTAGGTGTTAATAATAATCCTGCAGGAAATGATTTTGTACATCAAAACAAACATACTATAGAAAACAAGTATGATAGATTCTCAGTACAATATGGATCTCAACGTAAAAAAGAATATTATATAGCTCCAGTACCAGAGTTTGTAGATGTATCATATGAGTTATTATTATGGACAGAATATACAGAACAAATGAATTCATTGGTAGAACAAATAATGCCTACAAATGGATTTGCATACGGAACAACATTTAAGTTTCCAACATACCTATCAGATGTTACATTTGATACAACAAATGCAACAGGAGAAGATAGAGTTGTTAGAGCCACAATACCATTAACAACTAAAGCAGCATTAATGATGCCATTTGAATTACAAAAATCAAATTTTGAAAAAAGGATATCGGTTAAAAAAATAGTGTTTGGGGCCGAATCTTTAAAGAAACCACCAGGTGGTTATTGATAACACTAGCATATTTATATAAGTATTATAATTAAAAAAGGAAAAAGTTATGGCAGAAGCAATTAAATTTACAGAAGAAGAACTAAATCAAATCACTGAACTAAGAGAATCAAATGGAAGTAAAATTTCTGAGTTCGGACAAATTGAATTAGAATTATTATTAGCTCATCAAAGAATAGAAGCTTTAGATAATGCTAAAGAAAATCTTCGAACACAATATGTTGAATTACAAGACAAAGAAAGAACTTTAGTTCAACAATTAAATGAAAAATATGGTGCCGGTCAAGTTGATCTATCTAGCGGAGAGTTTATTCCAGTAAAATAGATTGTTTGGCTAAATGCACTGATATTTATAAGAAATTGAATAATAAAAGAGGAGCATCAAAATGGCCGAAAAAATTGTATCACCCGGGGTATTTACAAACGAAGTAGATCAATCGTTTTTACCAGCCGGCGTTCAAGCAATTGGAGCTGCTGTTATTGGACCAACACAAAAAGGTCCGGCAGGAATTCCAACAATAGTATCGAGTTATTCTGAATTTGTACAGACATTTGGAGGTAAATTTACTTCCGGATCAGGTGCATCAGAACAATCATACAAATACTTAACTAACTATGCTGCACAAGAATACTTAAAGTATGCAGATACATTGACAGTAGTTAGAATATTGGCTGGAGCACATAGCCCAGCAACATCAAATGTAACAACTGCAGTGACAACAGGTGACACTTTTTCATCTGGATCATTAACATTGACGGAAGTGAATGAAGGAGAAACATTTAGAATTGTACAAGGTTCTAATACAGTTAACTTTATTGCACAAGCAAATCCAAATACAGATGCAAGTGACGGATTAACAAACTTCTTTGCTAAAGGAGCAACAGCTACATTAATGGCAAGTGCATTAGCAACAGAAATTAATGCAAATAGTGTGTTATCAGGAATTACAGCTACAAATGTAGGAGCATTATTAAAAATATCTGGATCATCTGCAGGAACAGGACCAAATGGTATTACATTTGCAACAGCATCAGCAAATACACCAGGAACACTTGGAACAACAGCTGGTACAAACTTCTTTACAATGGCAGGTGGTACTGATACAGCAGCTTCAGAAACAGTATTTACATTAACAACATTGGCAGATGGTGCTGGCATGAATAGTGGTGGTGGTACGGAAGGTACTAATAATGTATTATCTAACGGTACTGATAATAATTTAAGATGGGAAGTAACTTCAAAGAATGATTTGAAAGGTACATTTAATCTTGTTATTAGAAGAGGTGATGATACTATTAAAAGAAAAACAATATTAGAACAATATAATAACTTAACATTAGATCCTAATTCAACTGATTATATTGCAAGAAGAATTGGTGATCAAGTAAATACATTACAAGATAGTGGTACAGCTGATCCATTTCTCCAAATGAATGGTTCATTTGCAAATAGATCTAAATATGTAAGAGTAAGTGTTTTAAAAAATACTTATAACTATTTAGATTCAAATGGTAATGTAAGAGTAGGAAGTGCATCAGGTAGTTTACCTGCAGTAGCATCTGGTTCATTTACAGGTGGTAGTGATGGAGATGTTCAACATCCACAGAAATTCTATGAAACAATAGAAGACACAAATGTACAAGGATATAATCCTGATGTAGCAGGCCATGGTGGTACAGCTTATTCAGATGCAATTAAATTATTGAAAAATCAAGATGA